ATCAAGCCAAACAGCTCTGACGGCCCTACACGCATCCCCATTTGCGAGCCAAGGATGACAACCCTCCGGACATGCTCCGGCGCATGGACAAACACCAGAGCAAGCTCTTGCTGTGTGGGAGGGATGAAATGCTCGTATTCGATATGGGGAAGCTTGGGAATCCTTGGAAGCTCACGCAGCAATTCGTTTTGATACGCCCAACGGATGACCGAAAAGACCTGTCCGATACATCTTTTTAGGGTCGACGCCCTGATCCCGAAAGAAAGGAAATGGCTCATCAGCTGCTTTAATTTCGTATTATCAATATCGGAAAGAGGCGTATCTTTCAGAAAAGCGAGCGAGCGCTTCATGTTCTTCAAATGTCTTTTCAGTGATCTTTCGGAGAACCGCTTGTCTTTCAGGAACAGGTAGTACGCGGATTCAAAGGTATGCTCCACCTGCGGCGCTTCCGCTTCCTCCCGCCGGAAGAAATCCCGTTCATACTTGAGCTGAAACTTCTTGAGTGCATCCTGTTTTTTTGCTTCTTCCTCCGTTTCGACGTAAAGTGACTCACGCTTGAGCGTAAAGGGGTTGTTCCAGTACACTTCCCACGGCTTTTTACGGCCTACCCTTTGTCTGATGGCCATACTGAATAGCTCCTGAGCAAAGGGGGCCGTGCCAGCCACTACTGGACGGCCCCCATATTGAATTCTGCGAAAAGTTCCTCTGCGGATTTTCCGATGACGCACCCTGCTGTTTTGAGTGATCGTCGGCGCTTGGGAACTCCTGCCTTTGCCTGAGCCTCAGCATGTAATGTGTCGATCACCGTCATAACGGCGCGCCGGGACCAGTGCAAGGTTTTGCGTTCCTTGCCCCACGGAAGGCTCACAGGCTGGACGCCACGGGACAGCAGGATTGCCCGCGCCCGCTCCTCGCCGATGTTCATGACGGAAGCGGCCTGTTTCGTCGTCAGGAGTTCCGGTTCCATGCTATGCTCCTATACCGCCTTGCGGGAGGCTTTTCCTCTTTGGGCTATGGCTTCCAATCTGCCGATGATGAAACGGATTAACACGCTGTTTTCGTTGCGCTCTTTGCGGATCTTCTTGATCTCCACGCACAATCCGAAAATGACGGCGGACGGCCCCATCTCATCAAAAGCGCGGGAGTCTCCGAGCATGTCGCCGATGGCGGCGGTTCGGATGTAGTCGAGTTCTTCGGGGGTGACTCTGGCCATTTCATTTTTCCCTGCGCGTTGTTGTCCGGCCGCGCCCCCGGATAGCGGTTCTATTTCTTCCCCCGCCGATGGCGGCAGAATGGGCATACCCTGAGCTTGCTGACGGTTCCGCAGACGGGGCAAGCCTTGGGAGACAGTCCGTCGCTGAGGTGGGCCATTTTGCAAGCACCGTTTATCTGGGCGAAGTTCTTTTGCTTGCGTGATTTCGGGGCTTCATCCGACATGGCGTTCCGCTTCCTTGTTGATAGCTTCAAGCGCGGTGCAAACGAGATGCGCCAGACCTGAGAAGGCATCGTCCTGGAGGTTCAGTTCGGGGAAGAACTCCACATCGATGCTGAGGGTATTTTCCTTTGGCGTTTCGGAAATGGTGATGGTGGCGCGGCGGGGTTCGCTCATCACTGCACCTCCAGACATTCTGCGGGTTCCCGTTCAAGGGCTTTGGCAGCCTTGGCGACTTCGGTACTTTCCGGCTTATGGTCATAGTCGAGCAGGGAAGGCTGCTTTTCTTCCGGAGTCATGGGGCGGCGCTGCACTTCGGCGTAAGGCGGTTCGGCCTCGACCCAGACCATTTCGAAGGTGTTCCAGTCCTTCAGGCAGTCGCAGAAGATTTCCCTTTCTTCCTTGCCTTCGCGGTAGAGCTTGGCGGCGTCCTTGGCGATCTTCTCCTGCTGTTCAATGAGACGCTTGTATAGCTTGCGCTGCCCGTCGAGTTCGGCCTCGTACTTTTCGATCTGATCCAGAGCGTCGGCCATTTCCTGTCCGTATTCGATTTTTTCTTGTTCGGTGAGCGGCTGGGCGATCAGGATGTGCTCTTCCCGATGCCATGTGACCTTGTCGCCGAAGGTGCGCCTGCGGCGTTCCCAACGGTCGGAAAGGCCGATGCTCAGGTCTTCGGACAGGTCGGGGTTGCGGGTGCACTCGAGACACGGGGCTGGCGTCGCCGGAAGCGTGGTTGCGCAGAGGGCACAATCAAAACCGTAGGGTGTCCGCTCGCCGCATACCGGGCAGAAAAGCGTCAGCTTGCCTTTATCCATCTTGGCCTCCCATTCGAGAGGAAGATTTCCACAGGTGGAGCAGTCGCGCACGGGGGTCGATTCGAGAGGAGCGCCATCACCTTCGGACAGTCCCTTTTCTTCCGCCAGCCATTCGGGAATGGCGATCTCTACATTGGTATCCCCGCGCTCCGCATTGAAGTCCGGTATCTGCGAGAGGGGAAGCCAGAGTTCGCTTTCCCCGCACCGGATCAATACGGCGCTGTCGGTGGGCTGTAAGATTTCGGCATAGATGGTCACGGTACGCGATTCCTGAGAATCGGCGGGCTGTGCGGCTTTTTTCTTTCTGGGCATGGTGGTGTTCCTTTGCCGGGTATGAAGCCCCCGGCGAGGCTTTTATGGTGACGCCCCGGAAGGGGTGGTTAGGGTTATTCGGCCCACGCCGGGCATCCGGCGCGCTGTTCGCAGTCGGAGCACGTCCAGTCGCTGACCTGCGTTTCGGTTTTCGGACAGGTGATCATGTTGGCGGCGGGGGCGGGCTGCGCTTCCGGCTGCTCGGATACTTCCGGGGCGTCCTGTTGCGCACCGTTCCGCATGGCTTCGGCGGCAAGTTGCTTGGCCTTTTCGCACTGCGCTGTGGTCCAGTTGCGGGCGTAGGCGTTCACCAGTTTTTCGACGTCCTCAAGAGGGTTGCCCGTGGCCAGCCATGCGTCCGCGGCTTCTTTGCGTCGGGCTTCCATTTCGGCGTTGGTGGGGCGGCTACGCTTGGACGGGGTATCCCTGTCCTGCGCTTCTTCCTTCATTTCCTGCACGGATACGCGATATGTCCCGTCTTCGGCGGGTTCGAGATCATACGTGTCCTGCACTTCTTCGGCGGTCTTCAAGCCCATGGCGATTTCCGGGGCGTAGGCCCGGACGAACCACGACGCCGCCCGGTAACGGAGCATCAGTTCCGGCATGGACTGCCACTTGCTCCCGTTCTTGCCGTACCATCCTTCCTTTTTTGCCAGTCCGATAGTGATGAGCGGTCCAGCCAGCTTTTCCCCTGTGGCGAGTTCGGTAGCCACGGCGCGACATCCCCATTCATCCTTGCCTTCCTCGCCCTGAAATTCGTAGCGGATGGACGTAAACCGACCGCATTGATTGAGGGTGGCGATCAGGAATTGTGCGGACCATGCGGGGCGTCCATGCACGATATAGAGGTTCTGGCAGACCATGAGCGGGTTGGCCCCCATGCGCAGGGCCATGTCCACAGCGATCACGCAGTTGGGGAGGTTCCCTTGGAACTGCTGCGGCACGATGTTGGAGGCCGCAAACAGTTTGGCCGTGCGCTGGATGAGGTCGAAACCGCCCACAGTATCGAAGCCCGCCTTGATGGAAGGGTCGAGGGGCGGCACGGGCTTCTTCAATTCGGAAAGCGTGGTTGTCTGTGGCTGTTGGCTCATGGGTTATCGTCTCCATTTGCAGGTGTTGAAGATGGGGCAGTATTTTTCCCCGCACCCGTTGGAGCGGGGATTGCCGTAAAAGTTGCCGCTATGAATGAGGGTTGCGGCCATTTCGAGAAGACCGGGAAATTCTTCGTCGCCGATGAGGAGGTCCCGCCCGCCGGAAATTGTCCCTGTGGCCACGCGCTGGCCCCTTTCCGTCTTGGCGACTTGCAGCCCGATGATCTGGGCCGGGGCTTCGATGCAAATGTCCGTGCTGTGCTCGGCCAGCAGTTCGTAGACGGCGAGTTGGGCGGCATGTCCCTGTGTCTTGCAGGTTCCGTCCGCGCCGACGGCGGATTTCCCGGTTTTGATGTCGGCAATCCCATAGCCGTCCTCCGTCCGCCTCACGCGGTCCACGGTTCCCGTTAGAGCGATGCCAAGATCCGCGATGTCCAGCCGTTCGCAGGTGGCCTCGACCGCCGCATAGGTTTGCCGGGGCGCGATGGTGGAGCAGTACAGGCGGTGCAGGGAGAGGGCGATACGCTCGGCTTCCGTGGGCTGGAGGTCGTCCCAAAGGACTTCTTCATCCGGCTTGTGGAT